TGTTTTCTGGCGTAGTGTTTACCTCTGGAACCTTTTTGGAGGTTTAGGGGGCGCAGAGAGGAACTCTCTTTCTCTCCCAGTATATCTCAAAAAAATATAGTTCACTCATAATATATTCCAGTATATTTTTAAAATACACATCACTATATGTTAAAATACACATCACTAACTCTAAAAACTACTTGACAAATAATTATAACTATACTAAACTGAAACATAACAGAAATATATGCCAAATCCGAATATAAAATATTATGGGTTTAAGAAGGGATATGACCCAAGAAGACATATAAAGAAAAAGGGTGAGGCTTCTTTTAAGACAATGTTCTTTGAAGCCTGTAAGCAGGTCTATAAAGACAGAAAGAAACATAAAAAACCAGATAAGTTGATAATTGAGATTATAAAAACTGGTCTCGAGAAATTACTTAATTCGGAAAAGTTTGATTATTCTCTGTATAAAGATATAATGGACAGAATATTTGGTAAGGCGCCAGAAACTATTGAAATAGAAGCAAAGAAAAAACTAATTACTTTGGACGAAGAAGAAAATTTTACACAAACAGTTACAGAACAGTTGCCACAAGAAAATAAACAATTAGAAGCTCCAAAAGAAAATATAGAAACGGTTCCTATTATAAATTTAACACAACAAGAAGATAGTCAAAAAAATAATAGTTTCCCAGAGAAGAGTTAATTTTATAGACCCCCAGAAAGAGTTTCTATTTAACTATATGGAGGCAGAAAAAATTTCATTTTTTAAACTTGCCAATTTTTTTTCAAAACAAAGATTAGCTCTTGAAGCCACTAAAAATTACAAATACGTCTTATATTCTGGAACAGCTGGTGCCGGAAAGAGCCATTGGTTAAGATGGACAGCTCTTTATTGGCTATTAAAATGGTGCGCAAGACAAGACGGAGTTCAGGTAGGGGTTTTTTGCGAAACTTATCCCGCCTTATATGATAGACACCTGAAAAAAGTAAAAGAAGAGTTTCCTAAATGGCTTGGTATCTATCTTGAAAACAAACACGAATTTATTCTCAATTATGAATATGGCAAAGGAATAATCGCCTTCAGAAATCTTGACGACCCTCAGAAATTTCTCTGTTTCAGTGAAGATACAGAAGTTTTAGTAAGACATAAAGGGTTTATACCAATTAAAGATTTAAAAGTCGGAGACTATTGTTTGAGTTTAAATCCCCAAACAAGAGTTATGGAGTGGAGAAGGGTAGAAAAAATATATGTTTATGATTATGACGGAGAAATGATTGACTATTGGGGAAGATTTGGGGTTTCTTTTTGCGTTACTCCCAATCATAAGATATTAATAAGGACAAGAAGAAAGAAAAATTTAAGATTTGTGGAAGCAAAAGATTTACCGCAAAGATTTTATGTTCCCGTTACTGGAAAATGGAATGGGGAAAAAATATTAGAAGAAATTATTTTTAAATCTGACGGAAACAATGGAAAAACTATTAAATGTTCCTTAAAAAATTTTTTGAGATTTTTGGGTTGGTTTTTAGCCGAAGGTTCCGTTTCAAATGATGGTGGGCGATATGAAATTAAAATAACACAATGTCACGGAAAAAATCATCAAAAAATAAGTGAAATGTTAAACAATTTGGGCGTTAATTGGCATTATAATGGAAAGGATTATTCATTTAACAATAAAGCACTTTATTTATATTTAAAGCAATTTGGCAAAGCATATCAAAAATATATTCCCCAAGAATTTAAGGATTTGCCCGCAGAATATCTTGAAATTTTGTTAGAAGGTTTAATTTGGGGAGATGGCACTAAATATTCAGATAGAAAAATGACATTTGTCACAACAAGCGAGAGACTTCGAGACGATGTAACCGAAATTTGTCTGAAATTAGGTTATTCTGTTACTTGTTTAACAAGAAAAGAAAGAGAGGGGAAAATTGTTAGGGATAAAATTTACAAAATGAGAAAAAGTTTCCGTTTAACAATTACAAAAAGAACACAAGATAGATGTTGCGAAAGGGGTTATTCTGAAAGGATTTTGGGAGAAAAAAAATATAAAATACAAAGATATAAAAAAATTCATTATAGGGGAAAAATTTACGGACCAACTGTCCCTCCGTATTATAATATTTTGATTAGGCATAGGGGAAGAATAATGTTTAGTGGACAGTCTTCTGAATTCGCTTTAATTGCAGTTGATGAAATTACCAGAATACCAAAAGAAACCTTTGATATTTTAAAAACAAGATTGAGATGGGCTGGTATTCCAGATACAAAGTTTATTTGCGCTACAAACCCAATTGGGGAACATAAATTATGGGTGAGACAATTTTTTATTGAAAAAACCTCAAAAGACCCAGATTGTAAATTATCTTTTGCTATTCACGCTTCTTCAACTGATAATCCTTATTTGCCACCAGATTATTTTGAATCTCTGGAGCATTTAGACGAGAAAATGAGAAAAGCTCTTTTGGAGGGAGATTGGTATGCGATGGAAGAAGAAATGGATACAGAGGGATATTTGCCTCTTTTGCCCACAAAACAATTAGAAGACGCGATAATTGATGTTGATTTTCCCACTACTCAACCCTGCATTATGGGAATTGATGTGGGAGCTGGCGGAGACGAAACAGCAATTGTTTTAAGAGACAATTTATCAGCCAAAGTTCTTTTTAACAAGAAACTATCAGATACAATGGCTCTTTTGCCAATTATAGCCGATTATATTTCAAAATATAATCCAAGAATAATTGCGGTTGATATAACTGGCATAGGAAAAGGAATTTATGATAGATTGAATGAAGCCGGGCTTATTTCAAAGACAGTTGGGGTTATTTTTGGTTCAAAAGCAAACGACCCAGATAGATTTTTTAACAAAAAGGCGGAGCTTTATTGGAAAGCAAGAGAATGGATTTTGCAGGGCGGAAAATTATTAAAAAATGATAGTTGGAATGAGGCGGTTAATATCAGATATAAAATTCATTCAGATAAAAGAATACAAATTGAGCCAAAAGAAAATCTCTTGAAAAAAGGAATTGCCTCGCCAAATGTTTGGGACGCATTTACTTTAACTTTTGTAGAAGATTTGAACCAGCTAAAATTTTATGAATACGAGGGCGAGTTCGGTTTTGTCTAATGCTTGAATGGAAGTTTAAACTATTGACATTTTTTAAGAATGTTAATAACATAGAATTGGAGAAAGAAGAGAAATGCTGGTTGTCTTCCATAAAAAATAGTTTTATAATAAAATAAAATGGCAAAAGAATATATAGGACTACTTTTAGCAAGGTTTGACAAAAAAGAGATTGAAAAAGTTCATCCCGAATGGTTAGTTCAGAGAGGTCCTGTAAAATTTTTAAAAAATGAGGTTAAAGAAGCACTCAAAAAAATTCTTTTAGAAAAAATTTATAAGCAGGCGAAAGAAAAAAAATACGAGATTTTAGAAAACATTGTCATAAGAGAAACAGAGAACTCATTTTTAGCTATGACAATTGCCGAACCCAAAGGTTTTCTTTACAGATTAAAAAAATTAGTAATGCCAAAAATTACTCCAGAAGAGTTTGAAAAAAGATGCTTAGATGTTTTAAATAAATTTGAATTAACTCCCATAACCCCAGACGATATTCAAAAATATGGACAAACAAACACCAATACCCCTCAATAGACAATTGGAGCTTTGTTTTCTTCCCCTAAAAGATTGGCGACAAGAAGAAATTTTACAAGTAGTTAAAACTCAATACAACGATTCTTCTCAAGATACAAACCAAAAAAAGCTAATTTGGTTAAACTTAATTAAACTCTATCTCAACCATTACAAAAAACTAATAGCCGATGATATTTATTTGGGTTCCAATTTGATTTTCAATCAGTTCCAAGAAACATTCTCTGCTGTTGATAGCGACAACAGAAGAACTGTTTTTGAAGCAAGAAGCCCCGCAGATTTAAAGAAAATGAAATACACTAATGCGGTGGCGAATTTTGATTTTGAAGAAATGCGAATGGGAAAGATAATGAGAGCCCTTATTTGGGACACCTTGTTTTTCGGAATTGGACTTTTAGATGTTTCTTTATATGACAAAAAAAGAAAACTTTTAATTCTCAAACCAGTAAACCCAATGCTATTTTTCATAGACAAACAAGCAACTTCAATTGAAGATGCGAGATACGCTGGCAGATTTATCTACAAAACCCCATATGAGCTAAAACAAGACCCGAGATTAGATGAGAGCAAGGTAATCGAGTTAATTAGAAAGAAAACAGGGGCGGTTTCTTATGAAAAGCAACAATTAGTAGATACCGCTAAAAGAGTTCTAATTGGAAACCTTAACTATCAAGAACCAATACATCCCCAAGCTTATATTGAAATATTAGAATGGTATATGTATTCTGGTGGAGATTTGTGGGTAGTTTGGACTGACAACTCAGCCAGCATTTTATTGGGTTATCAGAAAGTAGATTACAGAGACGCTGGCACGGAAAGCAAAATTCCATTTGTTCCATTCTATTACATAAAAACCAATCTTTCTTTCTGGGGAATTGGATTGCCAGAAAAACTTGAAGATTTACATAGAGCCGATGTTGTTTTAAAGAATTATCTCTTTCAGGGAGTAAAATTAGATGCTACTCCAACCTTCTTATACAACATTGAAGCAATTATTAATCCTCGTCATCTTTCAACAAAAGAGATTGGAAAATCAATTCCAGTTAAGGGCTATCCAGTTAATCAAGTTGTTCCATTTCCAAAAACGAATGTAGTTTCAAACGACACTCTTGCCTTTATGACCCAAATTCAATCAGAGGCGCTGGGAATGGCTGGATACGCAAGATTAGCTGGAGCATCATTAGCAAAGACAACTAAAAAAACAGCAACCGAATACGCTTTAAGAAAGGCAAAAGAAGATATTCTAATGAGCTCTCTAATGAGAAATATTATTGAGGGAGAAAAAGATTTTTGGTATCGCTGGCTTAAAAGACACGAAAGGTTTATGGATAAAGACGACACTAAATTTATTGAATTAACAGGATTTCAGGGGGCAAAAGAATTTTTAGAGGTTAAAAAATCAGATTTCATTCCAGAGGTTGACCCCAAAATCACGGTAGTTTCTTCTTTAGAGGCAGAACCAGAAAGAATTATAAAAAGAAGGGACTTGGGAGAAATTTTGCCAATTTTGCCCCAAATTGGCGGAAACGTAAGAGAGGCGGTTAGATATATGCTTTATTTGACAGATTTAATGCCAGACCAGATTGAAGGAATTTTGCCACCGACCCCTCACGAAATTAAAGCAGAAAAAGAAAATGAAATTCTAAAACAAAACAAAATTGTTGAAATTGATGGCGAAGATGATGACAATCAACATATTGCTGTTCATATGAGAATTCAATCTACAGAAGCAAGAGAACTTCATATTGCTGCTCATATGGCAAACATTTTAAGAAAACAGGGAGAAGCAAGATTGGCAAAAATGATGAAGCCAAAAGTAGGAAGACCGCCAAAAGAAGAAACTCCTTTAGAAGGAATTCTCCCAGAAGCATTGGGAGAAGAAAGACCTCCAGCTGATATGTTAGAAGCCAAAATGCCAACTCAAACACCACAAGATATCGTCAAACAAATTTTGAAATCGCCTCAAGAAGGAACTGAAATAATGGGAAAGGGTATAATTCCCTAAAGGTCGCATTAAAACAACATAAAACTATGCCATTAACGAAGAAGGGGGAAAAACTACTAAAAAAGTTTATAGAACAATACGGAGAAAGAGGAAGAAACATATTTTATGCCAGTTTAGTTAAGGGAACAATACCAGATAGTGGAATTCACGGGAAGGGCACGGGAAAACTTGAGAAAGCTAAAAGGACTTATAGAAAAAGAAACAAAAAGAAAAAATAATGCCAAGAAGAAAAAAGAAAATGGAACAAACTAAATTAGAATATTATTTTGGTCAACAATTGGCAGAATATGTAGGAAAAGATATAGAAAGAGCCAGAGAATTGGTTAGGTCTTTTAGAACAATTGGAAATAGCCCCGAATGGGCGGTGTTGAAAAAAATTATCCAAGATACAAGAGAAAAAGTAATTGACAACCTAAAATCATCCCCCCTTGACCAAGAAGTTTTAATTAGTTATAAAGAACAAATAGCATCATTAGATTTTCTTTTAAATCTTCCCGATGAATTGACAAAGTTTTTAGAAATTGAAATAATAAGGGGAGAAGAATAAAAGGTCGGAATTTAAATTTTCATCTTTTATGGCAAAAGAAAAAGAAGAAACCAATAAATATCCCAAAATTATTGGTGGAATTTGTGAATTTTGTGGGATGCCAGCAAAGAATTGCCAGCACTTTAAAGATATTTTTGCTGAAGGAAGATTTAGATGCTTGTGCGGAGCAAGTTCCAGCCCATCTTCATTTAATCAATCAATTTATCTGTATGTTTCAAAATGGAAAGCCTGGATTTGCAATGCCGAGGGTTGTAGAAGGCAGGCGGAATTGAGGGGTGGATATGCAATTCCAGAAATTTTAAAATTTTATAGTCCCTAAATTTGAAATTTAATCATTCCCCTTTACATTCCCCGATGTAAAGGGCGTATAAAAGGGCGAAAAAACTATGGAAGAATTACAACAAAAACAAGAACAACAAGAACAGCCAATAAAAGAAACAGAAGAGCAAAAGCCAGAAGAACAAAGAATTGAGGAGAAGAAGCCAACAATAGAGGAGCTTGAAGGAAACGCAATCAAGCTTCTTCGAAAGAAATATGAGCAGACGCTCAAAGAAAAAAAAGAGTTGGAGGAAAAGATTGCCTCCTTGCAAGAGGTTGCTAAAATTGCCAATGTAGATGAAATACTTAATAAATTGGACAAACTTGAATTTGAGAATGTTCTTTACAAGAAATTCCCAGAATTAAAAGACGAGGCAGAAAATATAATGAAAGAAAGAAAAGAAGGAGAAAGCTGGGAAGAAGCAATTTATAGATACATTGGCAAAAAGAAAGCAACCGCTAAAGAGGAAAAAGCTGGATTTTCTTTGGGTTCTGCTCAAACTCCAAGAATCGTTTCTGAACCAGACTTCCTGAAACTACCAAAAGAAGAACAAGAAAAAATAGCAAGAGAACTCTTTAAACAAGTATTTGGAAGGGAATAAAGATTATAAAGTAGGAAGTTGTAAAAGGTCGCTTAAAAAAGACTTCCTACAATGGCTACAACCAACACCTCTAATCTTGAAACCGCTGGAAAAGCGTTGGGTGTTTATTTTGACACGAGAGTAATTGAGAGCTTGCAACCCAATCTCTATTTTGAGCAGTTTGGAACTGTTGATACCGTTCCCGAGGGAAACTATACTTCCAGATTTTTCACATTCAACAAGATTGCGACATCTTCTGTATCACAACTGACAGAAGGGACTGCCCCTACAGCAATTTCTGTTTCTGTAAATGCCATTGATACAACTCCAACTCAGTATGGGGTTAGTGTTGAAATGACAGATTTGGTCGCTTTGACCTCTGTCTTTCAATTGGTAAATACAACCCTTACTGAGGTTGGTAAGGCAATAGCAAGAAAGATTGATGAGGTTATTCAGACCGTTGTTAACGCTGGAACTAATGTAATTTATGCTGGGAACAAAACCAGTAGAGCGAGTTTGACTGAAACCGATTTGATTTCTGTCGCTGATATTTTCAAGGCAGTTCAGAAATTGAGAGCAAATTCTGCCCCTGAATTTCCTGGTGGAGGATACGCTTGTGTAATGCATCCAGCAGTTGCTCATAATTTGATGACCTCTGCTGGAACTGGAGCAAGTTATTGGGAGATGCACAAATACGCTCAACCTGAAAATCTCTTTAAAGGAGAGATTGGGTCTATTGCTGGAGCAAGGATTGTTCAATCTCCTAATGTTCAGACCTTTACTTCAAGCGTGACTGTTTATCCAACTACTTTAATTGGTGCTGATGCTTACAGAATTTCTTACTGGTTGGCAAGAAAAGTGAACACTTATGTGTATCCTCCAGAGAATGCTGTTTCCATTACCAACCAATTAGGACAAAAGGGTTGGGTTGGTGCAAAGACAAACATCGGAGTTGCAAGAACTCAAGAAGAAAGATTGATTAGAATTGAATCTGCAGCAACCGCTTTATAGTGAGTAGATAGAACTCAAAAACCCTGATTGGGGGCTATGGGTAAGGGAAGTATCCTTGTGGCTTCCGCCCCCGCTTTACTAAAATGCAACTATCAACTATTTTCGATAAAACCCGAAAAATAACCAATACCAATTCAACGACTTTACCAGATACCGAACTTTTGTCTCTTACCAACGAGACTTATTTAGATATTCAAAGAAGTTTGGCAAATGAAGAAATAGAGTTATTTGGAACAATTAAGAAAACCGATTTGGTTGCTGGACAAACAAACTATTCTTTGCCAAGTGATTTATTAACTATTTTAAGATTAGAAATTAACTATGATGACCCATCTGATGAGAGCAAATGGAAAAAAATAGAGCAGGCAGATTTGGGAAATTTGCCCTATGAGTGGTATGAATTGTTAAAGAACCAACCAAAAACAAAGCCCCTGATGGATTTGTTTGGTGGGCAAGTTTTTATTTTCCCAAGAC